CTAATAGTATCAACGGCAGATCTTCTAAAAATGATTAAAGGCGACAACGATGTTTGAGTTGATGAAAGGTTACCTCGGTAACACTAATCTAAAACGTGTTGGAGAACAGATTGAGTGGACACCAGAGCTTCTCAAAGAGTATATGAAGTGTGCAGACGATCCTATTTACTTTGCAAAAGAATATATTAAGATTGTTCATGTTGATAGAGGATTAGTTCCTTTTGAAATGTATGATTATCAAAAAGAGATTGCGGACAAGATCTTTAACAATCGTAGAGTTGCAGTTCTTACAGCTCGTCAGTCTGGTAAAACAACAACAGCTGTCGCAGTAATTCTTCATTACATCTTGTTTAATGAATTTAAAACAGTAGCCATTCTCGCAAACAAAGGAGATGCCTCAAGAGAGGTTATGGCACGAGTTAAGTTAGCTTATGAAGCATTACCTAAATGGCTACAGCAGGGCATAGAAGAGTGGAACAAAGGCAATATTGCATTAGAAAATGGGTGTCAGGTACTTGCTGGTACTACATCTTCTAGCGCAATTCGTGGTAAATCTGTTAACTTTCTATATCTAGATGAGGTGGCTTTCATCGAGGGTTACGATGAGTTTTTCGCTTCAGTATACCCAACTATTTCATCTGGTGAATCCACAAAGCTTCTTATGACCTCTACACCCAATGGTTTGAACCATTTTTGGAAAACATGCAAAGGTGCAGAAGAAGGCACAAACGGCTATGAATTCGTTAAGGTAATGTGGCATGATGTTCCTGGCCGAGATGAAAAATGGCGTAAAGAAACAATCGAATCACTTGACCACGATCAAGAGAAATTTGAACAAGAATATTGCTGTGAATTCTTAGGTTCTTCTGGTACTTTGATCTCAGGATCTAAACTTAAAGAAATGTATCCAGAGCAACCTATTATGAAGAGCGAAGGATTCATACAATACAAAAGACCTGAAGAAGGTAGAAACTATGTTATCACTGCTGACGTTGCAAGAGGAAAAGGGCTAGACTATTCTACATTTAATGTTATAGATACTACAGAAATGCCTTATCAACAAGTAGGCGTCTTTAGAGATAACTTAATTGGACCGATTGATTATGCTTCGGTCTTGTTTAGAATTGGTAAGCTTTATAATGAAGCTGCAATTCTAATTGAAATAAATGACATCGGAGAACAAGTGTCTGATGTCCTCTTACTTGATTACGGATATGAGAATTTGCTTTATACCGCAAATAATGGAAGAAGCGGAAAAGTTCTAACTGGGGGATTCGGTAAACGGGTCGATAATGGAATTAGAACTACAAAACTTGTAAAAGGAACGGGTTGTTCAATGGTCAAGATGCTGATCGAACAAAACCAACTTATTATTAGAGATTATGATACCATTCAAGAATTGAACCGTTTTTCTAAGAAAGCTAATACATTCCAAGCAGAGCCTGGATTTCACGACGACCTCGTTATGAATCTAGTTATTTTTGCATGGATGACCGAACAGCCTTATTTCAAAGACTTAACGGACATAAATACTTTAATCAAACTTAGAGAAAAAACAGACGAGCAAATTGAAGAAGAAATGTTACCGTTTGGATTTGTTGATGATGGTGATAGCACACCAGGTTTGTGGGATGACGACGGCCTCAGATTATGAGCTCTTAATCAAATAGTCATTTTTATAAATAGAAACAGTGATATACGAAAAAACAAAAACGCGTTTCTAAATACATAAAGGAGAAAAATATGGCTTTTTCCGTAAGTCCTTCCGTTATTGTTCGCGAAGTGGATGCGAGTGCGGCGGTACCAGCCATCGCAACACCACCTGCGGCAATTACTGGAGTCTTCCAATGGGGCCCAGTAAACGACCCAATTCTGATTACAACAGAAGATGAACTAGTAGACCGCTTTGGAGCGCCTACTGACGATAACTATGAAACATGGTTTGCTGCTGCAGACTTTCTTTCATATTCAAATGCATTGTTTGTTGTTCGTGCAGATAATGGTTCAACTAAAGCGGATCACACAAAAATAGTTCTCGACGGTAACAATGACATTATCGTAGATCAAACAAATTACGGTGCATTCCAAGCTGCCTATGTTGGTGAGCGAGGTAACAACCTAGAAGTTGCATACGTCAGCGCAACTGGATATGAAACAGATATTGCAGACGTGGGTGATATTACAGCAAACAGACCTTCAAATACACAAATCGCTCAAGAGTTTAGCTTTAACTCTAATAGTGTTGTGATTGAGGTTGCAAACACTGATCAGATCACTGCTATTGCGGCCGGTGATGTTCTTACAGTGGGTAATGCTTCTGTAGGTTATGCAGAAATGAAAGTTGCTACATTCACAGAAGAAACAATCACAAATGCAGGTGCAAACACCGACCCAGCTGCTACAGATGATGATTTTGTAGAATACTATCGCTACACAATTACATTTAGCAATAGATATCCACTTGCTGAAGAAAACCTTAACAAGGTAAGCTTTGTTAAAAAGTGGAAGCACGCAAACCTATTTGGTAAAGCTCCTGATACAGGTAATGTACACATTGCAGTAATGGATGCGGGTGGCGGAATTACAGGAACTGCTGGTACAGTTCTTGAAAGATTTGAAAACGTTTCAACATCAACAAGCGCTACACTTCCACAGGGTACATCAAACTACTACAAAACAGTTATCGACAACTTCTCAAAGTGGGTAGATGTTGCTAATACTGCGCCGATTGGTGATGCATCTACAAGCATTGCTAAATATGAAAGACTAGGTCAAGCAGCAACTGGTACTGTAGGTACAGATGCACAGACAGAGTCAACTGCCTCATTGGCTGCATATGGTTTTGCAGTAGATACTCTTAAGAATGCAAACGAGATTGACATCAGCTCAGTAATCGTAGGTAAGAGCGATGACTCTGCCCAAAGAGCAAACTACATTCTGTCAAACGTTGTAGAAACTAGAAAAGACTGCGTGATGTACGTATCTCCTTCTAAAGAAGCAGTGGTTGATGAACTTAAAACAAATACTAAGCTTACAAACGTAATTGCACACAGAAACAAGATTCAAAACAGCTCATACGCATTTATGGATTCTGGTTATAAATATCGTTACGATAAGTATAATGACGTATATCGTTATACACCACTTTGTGGCGATATGGCAGGTCTAGCATCTCGTGTAGAAACTTGGGAATCACCTGCGGGCTTCCGTAAAGGTTTGATTAAGAATGTTATTAAACTAGCATTTAACCCAAGCAAACCACAAAGAGATCAGCTTTACTCAGCAGACATCAACCCAGTAATGGCTCAGGCTGGTTCAGGCATTATGCTCTTCGGAGATAAAACAATGCTTGGTCAAGCATCAGCATTCGATCGTATCAACGTACGTCGTCTATTCATTGCGGTTGAGAAGTCTATTGCTACTGCAGCTGAAAGCTTCTTGTTCGAACTAAATGATGAGTTTACGCAAACTCAGTTTAGAAATATTGTCGATCCATTCTTACGTGACATCCAAGGGCGTAGAGGTATTATCGACTTTAGAGTTATTTCTGACTCGAGAGTGAACACTCCTGAAGTGATTGACCAAAACAAATTCCGCGCAAGCATCTTCATCAAACCAGCGCGTTCTATCAATGTTATCGAACTAACATTTGTAGCAACAAGAACAGGTGTCGAGTTTGATGAGATTGTTGGTCAGTTAACGTAATAAATAGATTTAAAAAGGAGAAAAGATAATGGCATTCAATATCAACCAGTTCAAATCAGAACTCGTCGGTGGCGGTGCACGTCCTACGCTTTTCCAATGCCAAATCACTAACCCGATTTCTCCAGCAGCAGATATTAAAGTGCCATTCATGGTACGAGCTGCTGGGATTCCGGAATCAGTTGTAGGCCAATTTGTCGTACCATACTTTGGACGCCAAGTTAAATACGCAGGTGATAGAGTATTCGCGGATTGGACAGTCACGGTCATTAACGATGAAGACTTTGCTATCAGAAACGCAATGGAAGCTTGGTCTAACGCAATCAACTCGCACGATTCAAATACTAGAGCATTGCCACAGGACTACAAATCAACTGGACAGATTACTCAGTTCAGTAAAGACGGTAGCCCTCTACGTACTTATATCTTCGAAGGCATGTATCCAATTACAATTGATGGTATCGCGATGGATTGGCAGCAAACTGACTCAATCGAAGAATTTAATGTTACATTCCAGTATGATTTGTGGAGAGTTGAAGGCAATACCGGCATCCCCACTACTTAATTTATATAATGAAGGAATAACCTTGTGAAGATATTTGGCTTTGAAATCAAAAGAGAAGGCGAAGAGGACGACGTAAAACAACCCGTCTCCTTCGCCGAACCTATTAACACCGACGGTGCGATTACCGTCGGCAATGCTATGGGCGGGTTCTATAGCACACTTCTTGATATGGAAGGTGCTGCTAAAAGTGAATCAGAACTC